CGCACCAGCCCGTGCGGGTCAATCAGGTGTTCGAGCAGTTCGGTTGCGACAGCGACCTGCCCCCAGTCGATCGGGTCGGTGAGGATGTCGGCCAGGCGGACATCCACCCCCCGCTCACCAGCCCCGGTGATGTTGCTGAGCTGCAGGTCGTACCCCCACGCCCGGTAGGGGGTCGGGAGCAGCGACAGCAGGCCGCCGTCACCGGCCCCCAGGTCGACCACCGTCCGGTAGCCGCGCGGCGACGCCACCCGGTCGACCTCGTCCGCGGTGACACGCAGCCGGGTGCGGTGGTTCTCCTGCTCCAGGTGCGGGGCCCGGTCGCGGGCCGCGTACCACTCCCGGGTGGTGCATTCCGGGGTGCCGGGCTGTAGACGCCACTCAGCCATGCGTCACCACCCGCCGGATCGTAGCGGCGTCCGCCGCCAGCTGCTCGGCGCGGTAGCGCTCGTAGGCGGCCCGGTCCGCCTCGTACATCGCCGGGGCGTTGACCCGCTCGTACCCGGCGTCGTACTCGGCCTTCCCTGCGATCGGATGCAGGTGTTCGACGGTGACGTCCGGCAGGTAGACCAGGGCGCCCGGTCCGGCCGCGGCGCCGAGGTCCTTCCAGGCGTTGTCGACGTACAGGTGGCGCAGCATGGGGGGCGCCATCCAGCCGAGTGCCCGGATGACATCGGAGCGGATGGCAATCTGGGTTGGTAGGCCCTCGCCGTGGATCAGGTCGTTGCCGTAGACCATGGCGGCACCGCCGGCCAGCGCCTGCAGGTACCTGGCGTCCCAGCCGACCGTGCGGGGGCGGTGGTCGTCGCCCAGGAATGCGACCGCGGCGGCAGGGTCGTCGGCGCCGGCGAACAGCGCGGCGACGTTGTTCAACGCACGGACCATGCCGTTGCCGCCGTTGCCGCTGAGCGCCACCATGGCCATGGGGGTGGGGGGAAGCTTCTGGGTTGCCGCCTCATACTCCTGGCGTTGCGGGTCGTCGTTGTCGACCGCGAGCACCAGGAGGGTGTTGGCCTCGCAGGTGTCATGGAACGCTTCGACGAGCGCCGGTACCGCCTGGGGCCGCCCGCGGGTGGGTACCACCGCGACTAAGGCGTTGCTGCCGTCCATCACATAGCCTCCTGGTAGGCACGCAGCCACTGCGGCGCGTGCTGCTGGATCGTCCACCCTCGCGCCCGCTCCCGAGCGGCCTTCCCGAGTTGTGTACGCAGCTCGACATCCTGCACCAGCCGCTGCACGGCCCGTGGCCAGTCCGAGGGCCGGTCGCACAGCAGCCCGGTAACCCCGTCGCACACCACGGCGCCGTACGGTCCCCGCCGGCTGTACACCCCTGGGATCCCGAGCGCATGCAGCTCCGTCGCCCGCAAGGGCGACTTCGACCGGTTGAAGACGGTCGGCTTCAGCGGTGCCAAGGCGACCTCGAACCCGGCCAATCGCTGGTAGTACTGCCCGAAGTCACCCACCCAAGGCCAGTGCTGCGCCCCGGGTATCCCGCTGGCCAGGTAGTCCGCACCGAACGAGACAACACGCGCATCGAGCTTACGTAGGGCCCGCTGGAGGGGCTCGCGGACGTGCCCGATGTCGGCGCGGTGCGTGCTCGACCCGGACCAGCCGACTATCGGGTGTTCGCCCGCCTCGGGGCGGGGGATGCTCAGCAGGGCCTGGTCCACCCAGTTCGGCAGTACCACGACCCGCGCCCTCGGGTTGATCGTCTGTACGCGCTCGGCAAGCTCGTCCGTGGTGACGGTGACCAGGTCGGCGACGGCAACATTGTGGGTGATCCTGTCGCGGACCTCCGGATTCGTGTAGTACCCGTAGGTCGGATTCCCCGGGTCGACGCGCCACAGGTCGTCGTCCACCTCGTACACCAGGAGGTGCCGCCCGTCGGCGGCCAGGCGTCGCCACAGCCGCGACGGGGACGGCTCGGAGACCCGCTGGCCGATGACCACGTCGTACCCGGCCATGTCCCCGTAGGTGACCCGGACGTCCCAGCGGCAACGCGCCAGCCCCTGCTGCTGCAGCTCCGCGAGGGGCTGCATGATCCGGTACCAGCCGCATCCGCCGCGGTCCGCGAGCCAGCCGAAGACCCGCGGCACGGTCACGGCAGGTCTGGCTGGTGCCCGGCCGGGACCAGCTGCCGGCCCGTGTTGTCGCGCGGGTCGGCGGTCGGGGTGACCCGGGCGCGGGTGTACTCCCCGACAGCGGCGGTGAGCCCGACACTGACCGCGGTCAAGACCACGGCAACCGAGGTCGGCAGAACGCCGGACGCAGTCAGGGCGCCGATCGCGGCGACCACCGCCGCGACCAGCGCGGTGAAGATCCGTACCGGTTCACGCATCGTTGCCTCCGTGTGCTCGTTCTGACGGGAGTGCCACGTGACGCAACATCGTCTCGCGGATCTCCTGAACCAGACCACTGGTGAGGGTCACTCGGTCGTACATGCTGCCACCACCGTTGGCCCTACATTCGCCTTCCACGACGGCCAGGCGGGCGCCCTGGTCGCGCTGCTCGTCGGCCAGGCGCCCCTGCTCGTCGGCCAGGCGCCCCTGCTCCTGCTGCAGGGATGTGAGGCGTTCGCCGATCGATGGGATTGGCGGGATCCGGACGCCGGCGACTTCCCGGCCGGGTTCGCCGAGCAGGGCGGTGCGGATGTCCTGCATGCGCCGGCTGGTGCGCCACAGGGCGGCCATTCCGCCGCCGACGGTCACGCCTGTAGTTGCAACCACAAGGGCTGTCGCCTCGACCAGGTCTCGCGCGTTCATGACCGATGCCCGGTAACTACTGTCCCCATGCTGTCCTCCTTACAGTGATCAAAGCACATGGGGTGTGGTCACCGGCTGTCAGACGCCGGTTACGAACGAAACTCCATCGAGGGAGACCCACGTCGCGGTGCCGACGTACAGCGTCACCGCACCCGCCGGTGCGATCGTCACGAGCCCGACCGTGTCGGACGCGGCCACCGGAAACATCCGGTTGGTGCCGCTCGGGCGGTACCCGCTCGGCAGCGTGAAGATCGTGTTGGAGGTCTTCGACCCGCCAGCTGCGAGGCCACGCAGCTTCACCGTCCCATCAGGCATCTTGATGTACCCGGGGGTGGCGAACCCGCCCCCCCAGGCCGCCCAGCTGTTCTGCAAGGTCGCGGCGGTGTAGCCGTCGGTAGCGATCGACCCGGCGGTGATCGACCCGGTCACGACCAGGGATCCACCAACTCGGGTCGACGCATCCTGGTCGACCGAGCCGAGGATCGCGTAGGTGGTCCCGGTCGGCAGCAACACCACCCGGTCGGACGGGTGCGGCCAGTACGACCCGATCACGGGGTACCGTTTCCCGCTCAACGTCGACTCACCATCGAAGGTGATCTTCGGCAGCGTGGCCGGGTAGGTGTCCGGGTCGTACGCGGCGTCGACCGTACCCAATTTCACTTGTGGTGTCGGCCTGTTTCGCGCCTCGGTGTACCCGGCCACTGATTCCAGAAATTCCAGCGCATCCATCGTAATCTCCGTATCAGACGTTAACGACTCGGCGGATACGGTGTTTCATCGTGGCCCCGGCCGCAAGGTCCATCACCCAGGACTGCTCAGCGTATTTCGCGGCGACCGCGAATCGGGAATATTCAAACCGCAGGATGTCGTTTCCGGAGTGGATCGGCATCAATGCCGATGTGAACTCCAGGGCCTCGTAGACCTGGCTAGCCTCGAATGCGAGCCGCGCAGCAAGATCGTCAAGGGTTGCCTGGTCGGCGGCTTTCTGCTGGTCGCGAAAATCGACGATGGTCCGGCCGCGGTTCACGGTCGACAACGGACTGCCGGGATCGTTGTTGGTGTACGTCGAGGAGATCGGGTCCTGGTCGGGCTCCGATACGACGAGCGTCCACTGGTTGGCCACGCCGAACAGGTCGAGCATCTGGTCGACTCCGGGGACGATGACCCCGATCTGATTATCGGCGTAGGTGTATTCCGCGGCCCGTTCGGTCGGCGATGTGTATGGGCGGACTATGGCGACCCCGTTCTCGTCGAACGACAGCGACTCGTAGTTGACCGCGCCCAGCAACTCGTTGATGATCTTCAGTTTGGTGGTGCCCGGGTCCCACTCCAAGTCTGCAGGCACCGTGGCCGCCGACGGAGTGATGTTGCTGGTGAACGACGACAACAGGGTGGCCACCTCGGTGGTGTACACCGTCCCGGCCGTCACCGTGTACCGCACCGAGACCTTGTCGTCCAGCAACACCTGCAGTTGGTCGTAGGCGTCGACCTGGCGGGTCACCGTCCCGGCCGCGTCGTCGCTGCGCTTCGGGCTGGACAGCAGGAACACGCCCTGCGGCCATTCCACCCAGTCGTCGGTGCCGTACGGCGGCAGGTGCAGGCGCACCCACGGCTTGATCCGATCAGACAGGTAGTTGATCACGCCGGTGTCGCGGATCGTGAACGTCGCCTTGCGCTTGACGTCGGCCAGCCAGTCCTGGCTGACCTTGCCCTGCTCGACCAGGCCGTCCAGTGCCTGCAGGTAGGTGTTGTCCGAGTCGAGCAGGTCGTAGCGGAACGTCAACATCCGCGAGCCGGACACGGCGTGGAGCGCGTCGAGGATCTCGGCCTCGGTGTGGCCGTCCGGGTTGTGCGACCCGGTCGGGACGGCGATCCGCTGCATCAGGTCACATCCTCGTCATGGTCGACCGCGGACACGGTGAAACTGACCTCGGTCCCGGCCTCGGTGTCGCGCTCCCCGAAGCCGCTGAGTACCCCGAACACCCGCCGGCCCCGACTGTCGCGCATGCAGATGGTGCGGCGCAGGGTGGCGAACGCCCGGACCGCGGCGACATCGACCGCCCAGTCCCCGCCGTACTCGTCGGTCCCGAACGGGACGACCGCGGTGATCTGGTACTGGTCCTGCTGGGTCTCGCCCCAGTCCACCACCGGGTAGGTCCGCCCGACGTAGAGCGTCCCGCCCATCGTCGGGTCGACCTTGGCGCTACGTGAGGCTTTCCCGTACGGCAGCCGGATAACGGTCCCGGCAGGGTCGAGCGGGTCGTGCAGCCACACCCCACGCAAGGTGATGCTGGCGGTGTCCGTCTCGGAGTCGGTGTACGACCCGTCGTCCGCGACGGCCCGCACCAGGTACTCGTAGGTGGTCCCGGACCCGGCGGCGTAGTCCAGGTAGGTCGCGTCCGGGTCGACCGATGCGATGGCAGTCCACGAGGTGGCCCCGGATTGGCGCCGGTAGATCGTGTTGGATGTCGGATCGGGCCGGTCCCCGGACGGCGCGGGGTTGGTCACGTCGACCTCGATGTACCCACCCAGGTACGGGGAGGGTTGCAGCGTCCCGCCGTAGCCGACCAGGGCGAGGGTCGGTACGTCCGGCGAGGAGTACACCGGGGTGATCAGCCTGGTGCCGGTGCCGGACTCGACCTCAGCGGCGTTGCGAACGGTGACGGCGACCTGGTACTCGACGTCCGACAGCATCCCCTCGACCGTGTAGCTGGTGCTGGCCGAGGAGACCCACCCGCTGTCGTCCAGTTCTGCGGAGGTGTCGGTACGGGTCGTGACGACCCGGTAGTCGGCCTGGGTGGTTCCGGCGACCGACCAGCTGATCGTGTAGTCGTTGGTGATGACCCCGGCCGGGTTGTCGCTCGCGGGGTCGGTGATCGTGACGGTCCCGCTGGCCGAGGTCTGGAACGTCCCGTATGTCGACCAGGGGCTGACCTGGTCGTCGGAGTCGTACGTCCTGACCCGCCACTGGTAGGAGCCCTCGTTGGCGATGGTGCCGCCGGACAGGGTGTACGACTCGGTCCCGGAGGTGGTCTTCCCGGGGTTGACGTCGAGACTGCCGTCGGAGACGTCGACGATCTGCAGCTGGTATGCGCTCTGCGAGTCCGAACTGTTTGGGTCGTTGAACGTCCACTCGAAGTCGGCGTCGTCGTCGGCGTCGAAATTCACCTTCGGCGTGAGCGTCGGCGCGGTCGGGGCCTTGTTCAGGCTGTCGACGACCAGCTGGGACGACGGTGTCCCGGAGGTGTCCAGGGCGAGGTGTACCAGGACCGCGTCACCGGTGGCATAGCCGCGGGCCACCCGCAGGGACGTGACGGTCGATCCCGCGCTGCCCACGCTGGCGGCGACCTCGGTCTCTTCCATCGTCGGCAGCCAGGTGTTCAGGTCGATGCCGGTCCGTAGGATCCGCCGGTCGTCCGCCACGTCGACGTAGTAGATCCACAGCTTGTTGTCGATCGGGTCGTAGTGGGCGTCCCACGCCGACGACACCGCCAGGTCGGCCTCGTCCGGCATTGACGTGATTCCATAGTTGCTCATGGCCACGTATGTCAACTCGGTGTATCCGCCGCCAGTACCGATGTTCTGCGACGCAGCCAGGCAGATACCCCACAGGGTGTCCGAGTCGGCCGAGACCGCGAGTGCGATCCCCTGCCCAGGGGTCAAGACGCGGGCCTTCGCCATGGGGTCTTTCACACCCCATGCGGAATTCATCTGAACGTAGTAGGGGATGCCGGTGCCCCCGGCGGCCAGCACGTACCGGTACACCCCGGTCGGTTCGTCGTCACCTGGCTGCCCGACCCTGGTCACGGTCTGGACGTACCCGCGCAGCGGGTCGTCCGGGGCTGCGACGACATCCAGGGAGGTGCCGGACTGGTTGCACGGGTGGGTGTAGTCGTTCGACGTGTCGGCGCCGGTCGGGACCAGCACCCCCAGGGCCGATCCGGACCCCCGGAACAGCGTCCCGGATCCGGCGAGCAGAGACGCACAGTTCAGCAGGGCGTACTGGGCATCCTGGTCGGGGGTGACAGCGCCCCAGCCGACCCCGCGCATCGCGACCGCCAGGATGGTTCCCGACGTGCCGGTGTTGTGCCACGCCGCCGCCGCCTGGTTGACCCCGGCGCCGGTGTACGCGGGCAGGGCGGACGCCAGCAGGGTCTGCGCCGTCCAGGTGGTGCCGGCGCCTTTCACGTACGCCCTGGCGGCGAGCGCGGCCCGGTTGGAGCCCTGCGCGCCGATCACGTACAGGTTGTCCGACGCGTCGACGGTGAGCGCCAGCGCCTGCATGCTGCCCGGGACGGCGAAGTCTGTGGAACTGACGCCGGTCGGGACGGTCGCGAGCGTCGTCACGCTCCCGCCGGTGGTGCAGCGGCGCAGCGTGATGGTTGGGGCGGCGGCGCCGTCCGACTGCAGGTACGCCCACGAGTAGTCCGACAGCTGGACCTGCGCACCGGCCACGTTCTGATGGGCGGAGCGGGGGATACTCAGCCAGCGTAGACACGGGTCGTAGCTGGTGCCGGCGGTGGCGGTGCCGGCGATCGTGCAGGTCTCGTCGACGGTCGGGGTGATCGCCCCGGCCCACCGGTTGGAGTACAGCACCAGCTTCAGCGGGGAGGTGCCGGTGGCGACCCTGGCCGTGAGCAGGTCGGAGCCGGCTTCCATGTATCGGGATCCGGCGTTCTGGGCGTTTTCAACCACCCCGAGGGGTGACAGGGCGGCCAGTTGGGCTGGGGTGCGCCAGTCGCTGGTGCTGTACCCGCCGGACCAGGCGTACTCGGCGATGTCGAGGGTTCGGGAGACCGCGGTGTTCAGGGCGGAGGTCGCCGACAGCCGGACCGACGCGGAGATGGCGTCCTCGTCGGCAACCAGCGAGAACGAGAACGACAGGAACAGCTCTTTCGCGATGTAGTAGTGCCCAACCCACAGGCCCTGCCCCCACAGCAGGTCGGCCGGTCCGGCGGACCCGCCGAACGTCCCGGACCCGGCCACTATGTTTGCCCAGTACAGGTCCTGCAGGGTCAGGGAGACGTCGACGGTCGAGTATGCGAGGTTGACGGTCACCGGCGGCGTCCCTTCCTTCTGGCCCCGCCGTTGCTGGCGACCACCTCGGCGAGGGCCGCGACCGGGTCGTGCCGGAATCGCCGCCCGGCATGGACGACGTCCCCGTGGGGGTCTTCGACCAGCTGTGGGGGGTTGAAGATCCGGAAGTGCGGGTCTCCGCCTTCCACGTCACCGCCGAGCCACACCTCCACCCAGGTGGTGCCGTCGCCGGTGCAGCGGCGGACCTCGCGGATGGTGACGTCCTGCCCGCGGCGGGTCTGGCAGGTGACGGCGCCGCCGGCCGCGGTGAGGGCGGCCTGGATGGCGTCGGCGGTGGCGTCGGCCCGGCTTGTCCGGCGTGCCGTCTCGGCGTCCGCCGGGGGTCTCTTCGCGGTGGTCATGCGATGGTTCCTCCGTACTGCCGGGAGGTGGACTTGAGCGCGGCCAGGAGGTCCAGCAGGTCCTGAAGACTCTTGATCTTGCTGGCGTCCAGGACGATCGACCCCGCGGCGAACTGCATGGACACCCCGCCGGCGCCCACGCCGGCCCCGCCCACGCCGGCCCCGCCCTGCCCGCCGCCGGCGGCCGCGATGGTGTTGGTGACATCCCCGAGCAGTCGCCGGAGGTTGGGTACGCGGGCGGTGATGCCGTACTCCAGGCCCTGCATGATGGCCCGGCCGGCCGGCTCCAGTATCCGCCGGTCTTTCGCCTCCGGACCCTTCCAGCTGGGCAGCATGCTGGTGAGCTTGCTGAGTTTGTCTTTCAGCGCACCCCACATCGCCTCGATGCCGTGGATCAGGCCGCGGATCAGGTCTTTCCCGGCCTCGCGGAGGGTACTGCTGAGGTTGCCCAGCGCATGGAGGGCGTCGGAGCCGAAGTTCTTCAACTTTCTGAACGAGTCTGCGATGTACCCGCCGATGGCGCCAGCGAGGTCTTTCGCGGCGTTCCATGCAGCCTTGAAGATCCACACCAGGCCGTTGATGATCGCGGTGGTCGTCATGATGATGCCGGTGATGATGACCAGGTAGCCGCCGAGCATCATGAGGATCAGCTGCAGGGTGTTGGCGTTCAACGCCGTCTCCAACACCATCTGGATCAGCGGCACCAGCTGCGGCAGCAACGGCATGATCGCCTGCATCAGCGAGATGAACGCCAATACCAGCTCCATGCCCGACTTCACCAGGTCCGGCAGGATCGGGACGAGGTTCAACAGTGCCTGCAGCAGCGCCTGACCGAGCTGCCCGGCCAGTTGCGTGACGACCGGCAGTAGCGAGATGAACCCGGCGACGATCTGCGGGATGTACGGCATCATCGCGGCGAGGCCTTCGGTGACCAGTTGCGCGATCACCGGCGCGAGCGGGATGAACGCCTGCGCGACCTGCGCGCCGGCCTGCGCGAACAGCGGCAGGACCGCGTTGGCCATCTGCGCCAGCGGGGGCAGCAGGATCTGCAGGGCGTTGGTGAACGCGCCCGCCAGGACCGAGATGACCGGCATCAGCGCGGTGGCCAGGCTGGTCAGGGCCGTGGCCGCGATCTGCAGCAGCACCGCCGCGAGCGACGCCAGTGTGGGCAGCAGCGGGGCGATCGCCGTGAAGATGTCCCCGATCGCCTTTCCGACCGGGGCGGCGACCGGGGCGAGCGCGGTCAACGCGCCGACGATCCCCCCGAGTGCGGCCTCCAGGCCCGGCGCGGCGGCTGTGACAAGGTCCCGGAGGATCGTCGCCAGCGGCTGCAGCCCGATCGCGATGACCCCCAGCAGCGGGGCGAGAGCGGTGATCGCCGGTTCGAGCGCCGCCAGCGCCTCACCGAGCGCTCTGGTCAGGTCCGGCAGGTACGGAGCGAACGCCAGTGCGATATCGGCGATGCCACGGGCGACCAGCCCCAGAGCATCGCCCAGGGCGGGCAGGACCGGGGCGAGCGCGTCGGAGATCTGTTTCATCGACTGGAAGAACGAAATCAGGGCGTTCTGGCCCTGCACCGAGTCGATGTACTCGTGGAGCCGGGTGAAGAACCCGAACAGCCCGTCGGACGAGCCGGCTGCTTTCACCACGCCGGAGATGATCCCGAAGACGTCCTTCACGAGCCCGCCGAGCGCTTTGAGGGCGTCGATGCCCTCGTAGAACATGGCCCGTAGGGTTCCCTGGTTGGCCATGATCTGAATGCGGTTGCCCCAGTCGTCGAGCACCTCGGCGATCGGACCGGCCAGCTCTTTCAGGACCTGCGAACCCACCTTGACAATGGACACCAGCGCGCCGACAACCGGGCCGATCGCCCGATCCAGTCCGGCGAGCGCCTGTGACATGTTGTCGAACGTCTCGGATATGTCACCCGCCGTGACCTTGTTGGCCAGTTTGTCAAGGGCCTTGTTCAGTAACAAGTTGATGGAAGCGGCCAGTTCTTTCATTCCGGTGCCGACGGCCGGGATGGTGTGCTTCGATAAGTTCTGCAGCTGCTTGTCCAACTTGGAAAACAGCATGTCCTGGATGCCCTTTTTGACCTTGTCAAGTTCGGGCCAGAGGTGCTTCAGTGCCTTCATGAACGCCTGAGCGTTCGGGGAGAGCTGCTTCAACGCCTCGTTGAACTTGTCGACGTCACCCGACATCACCGCCTTGAACGCGTCGCCGACCCCGGACAGGCCGATCTTCAGCGTCACCAGAGCCGTGACCGCGGTGGCGATCACCCCCGGGACCGCTACAAGCACCCCGGTCGAGACGACCAGTGCGTTGCCCAGGCCAACGATCGAGGGGATGGACTTCGCGACGGCGGCGGTCAGACCGGCCACCGCGGTAGCCGCCAGCCCGGCCAGCAGCCCGAACTTGGTCAGCATCGCGACCGGCATCAAGATCTTGCCGAAGACCGCGGCGATCCGCCCGCCGATGTTCAGCAGCTTGCGCAGCGCCGGCCTGAACCGCGACTTCTCCTCGCCGTCGGCGAGCCCGTCGCCGTACGCCTTGCCGTGCCGCCTGCCCTCGGCGACGTAGCGCCCCCGCTGGTCGTGCAGGCGGCCGTTGACGTCGCGGATGAATCCGTCGACCTCCCGGTCGGCGCTCGACCGGTCGGCGTAGACCGCGAGGTACCCCTCAGCGATCCGGAAGCCCCTACGCGGCATCGTGCCCTCCGGTCAGCGGTCGACGAACTGGGCCAGGGCCGGCGGCAGCCCGCCGCCGGCCTGGGCAGGGGTGAGCGGCACCGGGGCCTGTGCCGCGGTGCCCGGCGGCACCCCGACAGGGCTTCGTCTTGCCTGCTGGGCGTTCTGCTGGGCGTCCTGAGCGGTGAACACCAGGTCGCGTAGCACCCCGCGGTAGTGCGGCAGCCGCTGGATGACGCCGAACAGGGTCTGCGACGACCACATGTCCAAAACGGCTTCCGGGTCCGCGAGGTCGACCCGGTGGAACACCGACAGGTCCGAGAGGATGTCGTCCCAGTGGTCCGGGACCCATGAGACCCTCCCTGCTCGTTGGACCAGCCACCCGAGGACGGACCTCGGGTGGCGCGTCAGTTTCCCTGCATGACCTCGACGGCCGCGGTGGTCTTCTTCTCGATGATCCGCATGATGGCTGCGAGATCTTCCGATGTGACGTCGTCGGATTCGGACAGGGCGTCGACCGCGCCGCGGCCCAGGACCCGGTCGAGCATGATGGACAGGGCCTGCTCGGGGGTCTTGGTGCGCAGGTCCCGCAGGTAGGCCATGGTGTACCGCGGGGGGATCTCGACGGGGATCGTGTACTCGATCTCCTGGTCGGGGTCGTCCGGGTCGGGCAGGTAGAACAGCGGCTCCCTGGGGGCCTTCGCTGCGACGTCGGTACGCCGCTTGACCTTGACGGGCTTGACGGCCATCGTTGCCTCCTGGTGGTGGGGGTTGGGCGCCCCTGTGACGGGGCGCCCGGTCCTGACGGTCGGGTGCCTGGCGGTCAGGCACTGACCTCGTCGATGATCTTGTACGGTTTGGTGGAACTGGACACGTAGTGCCCCAGCAGCGTCACCGGGACCACCGTGGTGCCGTCCTTCTTGTACGGGACGCCGACGTTGTCGACGTTCAAGACCTTCCGGATGACGATCATGCGGCGCCGGGACGTGCCATCGGCGTCCGCCGGGGCGTACCCGTGCACCAGCAGCGCCTTGTACGTCGGGTGCATCTCGTCACCGTCGGCCTCCGGCTCCAGCGACCGGTACCCGCTGCCACTGCTGATCGTCGCCCCGTCGTTGAGGGCGTACTGGAGGTTCTCCAGCGTCGCTTCGGCCAGGTTGGTCTGCACCTTGACCGCGCGGGACGTCGGAACGCTCCCGACCGGGTCATTGATCTGGTCGACGCTGACCGTGTAGAACGACTGCTCCACGTTCAGGGTCGTACCGTCCTGGGTGGAACCCAGCGGGTCCCACGCCGATGCGGCCGGCGTCGAGTTGACCGCCGTGTCGGCCGGCTCGGTCGCTCCGTAGTCGCCGAGGTACAGATCGGCGGGGCCAACAATCACCTGGTACGGGGTTACGACACCCACGACACCCTCCTAGCTGGTCGCGGACCACATCAGGGTGAGGTCCAATTGGTAGTGGGCGTACGCCCCTTCGTCGCCGGGCAGCCGGCGGGGCCCGGTCGCCTCCGCATCCATCACCCGCACTGGGGCGTATCCGGTCTTCGTGACCGCCCGCTGCTGCCCGGGTGCCTCGCAGCCCGCCACGACCAGCTCACCGAGGTTCGCGGCCTTGCCCCAGGGCGGCTTGCCGGAGTCCTGGTTGACGGCCCACAGGTGCACGCTGATCCCCGCGATGCGCACCCTGGACTCGGGCGCCGCGCTGTCCGAGAGCACTGCGCCGACCTGCACGAACCCGGTCGACGACCAGGCGGTGACGTCCCGCGGCAGCATGGTCGCTACCTTCGTCGCGTCGATCCCGGGCACGCCTTTCAGCCACAGCACGGCGACCAGTTCGGCCGACATCAGCGCGGTCATGACAGGGCCCGCAGGGCTCGTGCCCGGCGCAGCGCCCGGCGCATCGGCGCCTGCTCGGGGGTGCCCGGGTGGTGTACGCGAGAGACTGGGTGTTCGGCGCCCGGCCACCACAGGGCGCGCTTCCAGGTCGGGGTGATGTCGTGCTCGGGGCTGCCGTACTCGACGGTGTCCCAGTACTGGGTGCCGATGACGACGTAGTCGGCCTTGGTGCCGGGTTCGGTGTGGATCGTCGACGACAGTTCACCAGCGAGATGACCTTCGGTGGAGATACCGATGGGGCAGTTGGCGATCGCGTCGAGCGTGATCATCTCTGTGGTGGTGCGGCGGTGGTGGCGCACGATGGCGCCGAACTTCGCCGACCAGGTCGGATCCTCGTGGACCCCGGTCCCCGGCATGTACCGTCACCCCCTCATTGACCTCGGCGGGCTGGTGGTTCGCCCGGCCCGTTGACGGGGCCTGACGGGCGTCCCACCGTCATGTGACCTTGGTAAGGATCAGTCTATGGGTCTCACCCGTTACGGGATTGGCCTGCTTGCGGATCTCGACGACCACGTACACGTCGCCGGTGGCGTCGTCGCGCAGCCGGTCGTCGGCCGTGAACGGCACCGATGCGGCGAACCGGCCGACGTAGCGGCGCACGTCCCGCGGCGTTCCGTCGACACGCCGCCGGCTGGCCTGGCTCTGCTCGACGACCGACCCGACCAGGGAGCTGTATCCGCTGACCACGGTGGCGACGTCCTGGTCGTCGCCGTAGTCGTCGGTGGTGTTGCCGCGCAGCAGCGTGTACGTCCCGGTGGCGAATGGCCTGGTCACAGCGGTGTCCACAGGCGGTCGTCGTCGCGGACGGCGCTGTCGCGGTTGCCGCGGTCGTCGAGGTCGTAGCGGGCGCCCCGCCGGCGTACGCGTAGGCCGCGCTGGCGCCAGGAGAGCCGGTTGATGCATCGGTCGGCGAGCGGGGCGATGAACTGCGCGTTGGCGGTGCGGTACTGCGCGCTGATGCCGTCGCCGGATGCCGACTCGACGTCGTGGACGGTGAGAACTTCCGGATGATCACTTACGAAGATTGCTTCGTATATCACGGCTCGGTTGAGCAGCCGGAGGTCACGGGAGCTGACCAGGTCCTGGTCGGAGGCGTCTTCGGTGACCCCGGCGAAGATCTCGACCAGGTCCTGCGCCAGAGCAAGGTGGGCGGTGGTGACCTGGTCACCGCCGGGGTACTCGGTGATCTCCGCCAGGGTGGCCCAGGCCATCACGGTCTCCGTGCGGCGCGGGGGATGGCCAGGATGATGTGGGCGACGTCCAGGGCGACGCCGGCCAGGCGCGGGCGGTGTGCGGTGATGCCGGCGGCGGCAGCGTCGTCGACCGCCCGGGCGAACAGGGCCTTGCGCGTCTCCTCGTCCAGGCATCCGCGGCGGAAGCTGGTCGGGGTGAGCGGGTAGGTGGTGCGGCACTCGCGGCCACCGGAGATGATCTCGAATCGTTGGACGTCGAGGTCTTCGGAGTCGCCAGCCGTGACGTCCTCGGGGTCGACGTCTTCGAGGTCGACGTCTTCGGGGTCGACGTCTTCCGGACCGGCACCCTCAGGGGCGCTGTCCACGGCCGGCGTGTCCACACCGGCGTCCGTGGAGGTCATGGCGGCGGTGATGCGGTCGATCAGGATGGGGCGCGTGCCGGATGCGTCCAGCCCCCGCCGGGCCGCCTCCCGCTGCAGCTCAGTCTTATTCATATAGCGCAAAGCTTCGATGTTCACAGCGGCTCCGGCTGGGTAGTGGCTGCCTCGGTGGGGTCCTGGTTGCGCACCCCCCCGGCAGGCTAGCGGTGCCAGGGGGGTGCGCAGCTCAATCAGTCGGTCAGCCGTTCCAGGACAGCCGCCGCCGCCGGGTGCGACAGCTTGAAACCGCGCCGCGTGCGGAACTTGACCGCAGCGTCATCGGTGTCGTCCTGGGCCCTGGCCTCATCGACCAGCGTCTCAGGACCGGACCGGTCGCCGCGCTTCAGATACCGCCGGTTGACGTAGATGAGCAGGTCGTTGCCGGTCGGGCTGCCGCTCACCGTGGCCGAGGTCTTGCAACCACGACTCCAGGCGATCGGCGTGTTGAACAGCATGTCCGGCGTTCCGCTGCCGCCCGGCACGAAAATCGGCCGGCCCTGGGCGTCGGTGCACACCCGCAGCGCGTCGCGCCACCCCGGGTGGGCGATGACCAGCGCGTCCGCCTGGCTCCAGTACTTGCCGGTCTCGACCGCCTTGAAGGTGGCCGACAACTTCTCGTACAGCGACGTCCCGTCTGGGGTGCTCGCAATCGCCGTGTAGTCGTCGTCCCAGGTCAGGTAGTTGTCGTCGGCGGTGTAGCTGACGTCGGAGTCGGTCGTACGCAGCGTCTTGTAGACGCTGGTGACCGGGACGGTCGTCCCGTTCTCGTCACCGGTGACGGCCAGGCAGGCGTTGTCGAACGTGTCGGCGTACGAAATGGCCCATTCCAGGCCCTTCGTACCGATCACGTCGAGGCGGCCCTCAGCGTCGGCCAGGTCGTCCTCGTCGAACGTCACCCGGGCGATGAACCGGCGCGCCGTGAGGGTGATCTCGTCGTTGGTGCTCGTGTCGGAGGTGTACGTGGTGCCGGCCGACACCGTGATGCCGCTCGACCGCGGCACACTCTTCGTCTTGGATCTCATCGGGACACGGGCGCCGTACCGCTCGACGGCGGACTCCTGGTAGACCCGCTGGACGACCTCATCGTCGTACTCGATGGGGATCCAGTCGGAAATGTCCTGATTTGTGGAACCGGCCAGGGCGATGATCTCGGTGCCGTCGGGGAGGACCCCGATGACCCGGGGAGCATCCTCTTCGACGTAGACGCCGATGGGACTGTCATGGGAGAGCACGGAAGGGCTCCTAGCTGTAGATGCTGATCGAAGACCCGCTCTACCGCCGGAGCCCTTCCGCCCGTACCCCACGGGCTTGACACGACCGCGATCGCCTCACGTCTGTACGGACGGTAGCACGATCACCCATATAAGATCAACTATCGACGTCGGCTGGTCCCATCGAACTGGGAGCCCAGCGCATCCTTCCAGCTCTTCTGCCTCCTGGCCGCCGGGCGCCCGGTGTCACCACCGTCGACCTCCGCGGCACCGGTGGCACCGTCGTCGCCACCACCGCTACGGCCGGCCGAGGTGCGCCGGCGCCGGAACCAGCCGGGCACCTCGGCGCGGATGCGCTCGATCTGCTCGTCCAGGCCTTCGATCGCAACGTCCCCGTCGTCGCTGACCTCGACGTCGATCGCGTCCATGTCGATCAGGCGGCGCACCAGCTTCAGGTCGTTGCCGACCCACCCTGCGCCGGTCAGCCGGGCTTTCAGCTCAGCCGTCGCGAGCGCCGACCGGTAGCGGGTGTCACGCTGCGCATCCTCGCGGGCCGCCGCGAGCGCCTCGCTGCGGTCGTCACTCTGCGCCAGCGCCTCGACCGCCTCGCCCGCACTGAATGGGCGCCCGGTGCGCGGGTTGATGCCCTGCTCCCGCAACAGCCGCTTGCGCTGCACGGCCTGCGCAGTGGCCGTCTTCGCGGTGCGCCGTAGCTTTTCCCACTCCTCGCGGGACGGCGGCTTCCAGTCGTCGGCATCGGTGTCGTCCTGCCGGCGCTGGGCGTTGCCGCCCTTGGGGATGTACGTGGTGTCGTCGTCGCCGTCGCCGGAACCGTCATCGGTGTCGTCGGCACCGTCATCGTCTTCGAAGAGGAAGTCGATGCCGTCGGCGCCAGCAAGCCGGTAGACGGGCCTGCCGTCGACCCAGCCGATCAGTCCATGCATGTCGATTCACCTTCCGCTGCCAAGGTCAGGCCACGGTAGCATCGGTGATCGTGAGCTGTAAGGCGTGACGCCAAGCCGACCCCTTACCGACGGCGGGCGCGAGCCTTCCTCGCAGCGGCCTTGCGCTTGCGCGTGGCCATCGCGCGGGCGCGGACCTTCGGGTTGTGTGTCGTGATCCAGCCGGCCAGCCGGCGGGAGCCGACCTTCGCCGCGAGCCGGTCGAACTTGCTCATTGCCATGACCACTCCCTACCGGCCGCCGCGGAGCTTGCGGGTCCTTGCGGCCTTCCTGGCCATGCGCGACCGCTGCACGTGGGTACGCCCCGCGTTCGAGATCTTGGCGGCGCGCGTCTTGGTCATGCCCTTGCGGCGCAGCGCCCGGTAGACGTCCCACCGGTTGCGGTAGACGAATCCGTACTTGCCACCTCGCGCGCTGACCATGAGATCACCCCGGCGCCAGCGTACCCGGCCATCGGGGGGTGTCGGTAGATGCCGGGATGTACGCCAAGATACGTTTGACTCGTCAATCTTCCGCGCGTCAACTACCTGCGTGGCCGGCGACGGCGACGCTTCGGATGCAGGCGGTTCGGCAACCGCTCTAACTTGCCGCTCAACGTGCGCTTGCCGGCCTGCGGCGTCCAGAAGTCCATGCCACCCACGTACTTGTGCAGCTTCGGATCGGCAGTGAAATGCCGCCGCTGTGCCCGCGACGCCCACCCGTGATACCAGCGCCGCGGCCAGGGATCGACCAGGACGTTGTACCGGTACTTGATCCCCACAGCGCCCCCTTCCACAGGCAACGGCTGGGCCCCCGTGACCCGGCCAGTACGTCAGCAGCGGCCCTTCTTGCCCTTGCCGCTCTTCTTGCCGCCCTTGCCGCTCTTCTTCGTGAACGGCTTCGCCTTCTTGCCGCCGAAGTTGGCGATGTTGCCTCGCGCCACGCCGACCACCTCCGTCAGGAGCGTACGGCACCAGTGGCGACCCGCTACGCGACCCGCACCAACCGTGGTGGACGCTCAATCCTCACCACGTCCAGGCGACGCAGGCGACGCTGCTCACCAAACGGGGGGAGCGCAACCACGATCGACCCCGAGTCGATCGCGACGATCCGGCAGTCCCACACCTGGCCGTTGATCAGGGTGACGGCTGCATGCCAGCCGACGTCAACGTGGCGGAACATCTCACCGGCAGCCGGCGCGGTGACCGGCGGCACCTGCCCGGGCTGCAACGGGATGACCCCAGCGTGCAGGGCAAGCGCGACCGCGTGGGTGCGGTCCTTGGCCCCAAGGATCACGAAGACACGACTCAGATGCGTCTTGACCGTGTCAATGCCCAGGCCGAGCCTTTGCGCAATCTCGCCGTTCGAGCAACCTTCGGCGGCCAGGATGAGGACCTCGACCTGGCGGGCGGTCAGGGCGCGGGGGTCACGCCCGGCAGTCTCGTCCATCAGGCGGTGAGCATCGCGATGCGACCCCACGGGTCGACGGTGAGCACCATGCGGTGCTCCCTGGCGACCAGGGCCATCAGGGCCCACGCGGGGGCCCAGAACCCGCAGGTGGCGAGGGTCAGGCCGAGGTGGAGCAGGTGGTTGCAGCGCTGCCCGGCGACGAGCACGGCCTGGGTGTGGCTGCGGGACTCGACGCGCCAGCCGGTGGCGACGGCGTGGGCGATGCCCTGGTCGAGCCGGGTGGGGTGTGGCATGGTGCTGTACGGCTGGGTGGGATACGGCTGGGTGGAGTACCGCTGTCCGTAGGCCTCGATGGTCATCGTCTGCTCCGATCGTGGGGTGTCAACGGCAACACTGTACTGACACCCCTGTATCGCCGTCAACCCGCCTGATCACGTCTCGTCTGTCCGGCCGTGGTTCCAGAGCTGGAGGATCGCAATCTGGCCACGACGCGTCACGTACAGGTCCCGCACCCCGCGGACCACGAACCAGCGTCTGCTGGTGACGTACTCCTGCCTCGGGAGCCCGTCCAGGCGGATGATCCCTTTCCCCCGCAGCCAGTTCCGCAGGGTTATGGGCCCGGGGAGCCTGCCCGTCTTGGCGAACGCGTCGAACGGCTGGAACCCCTCGGTGCTGTACAGGGCGTCGTACACCTCCACCTTCGGTGCGGCGATTTCGACGCGGGCTTCCAGCGTGCGGTTGTCGGACTCGGCCAGTTCGGCGCGGCGCTGCTCGATCTCGGCGCGCTCGACAGTGTCGGCCAGGGCGCGCAGGGCGCTTGCGTAGTCAGCCGGCAGGGCAGGTGGCGGCGGAGTGCCGTAGCCGCCGGTCTTGCGGATCCGAGGCAACACCTCGTCAGTCACCCAGTCCTGGAACGCTTCGGCGCGTTCCGACCGGGAGCGCATGATCAGCTGATAGAGGCCGGGCTCATTGACGCAGAGCTTTTCTTGCAGGCCAGAGGGGGTCTCCATTTTGTGGAGACCCTTGTTTCTGTCACGAACCGATCGCAGCGCGTGAGTGGCATCGCCATACTCCAAGATCCGCGCCAGGTCGGAGCCGACAAACCACGGCTCCCCGTCGACCAGGACAACACCGATGCGCTCACCGTCGAACTCGAACGGCGACGGCGCCTCGCCGTGCCCGCCGGCGGCGGACGGGATAAGCTGCGACACGAGGAGACCTCCGCGTTAGGTCGAATCCATGCCCCCGGCGGTCGCACGCGCGGGGGCTCTTCCATACGCACCCTACCCCACATCGGACAGCCGGCCGTAAATACGCCAATGGCCGGGCCCCCCACCAGGACCCGACCATTGGCGACCACACCCTACCGGCGGTCTCGCAACTGGTTGACCAGGTGCACCGCGGCGTTGTGGCCGATCATGTCGTTCAGCTCCGACACGACACGGGCCTCCTCGTCGTTCAGCCCGGCCAGCAGCGCCGGATCCAGCGGGCCGCCCCGCTCACCCGGCACCGCGACGTTCGCGGCCTGCCACGCCCCCACGCGCAGGTCTCGACGCGCCACGATCGCGGCCACATCGGCATCCGTCACAGGTGCCTGCATACCCGTTCCGGGCATGTAGCCGTTGCGGTACGCGTTCAAAGTCCGCTGCAGCTTCTCCCGGGTCGCCGGCCGCAGCGACGGGTCGGCCAGGCGTTGCTCGATCACCGCGATGCGGCCCTGCTGCCTTCGGGCGATCGCTGAAGCGGCCGCCTCGTTGTTGACCGCCGTCGCGGCCTGTCGGGCGAAGTGCTGCTTCTCGTACGGCAGCTTCTTGATCGACGAGTCGGCCGGGATTTGCAGCGCCCGCTTCCGCCGGGCGACCTCCTTCTTGAAGTCGGCCGCCGGGGGGAAGTCGGCGGCCACGCGCGCATCCGACTCCTGGATCAGGGGTACCAGCTCCCGCTCGACCCGCCCCAGTTCCCTCACGTCCAGCTCGACGGGGGTTGCGTTCGTCTCACGGCGGGCCGCCCCCCGGGCTGCCTCCTCCGCGCGGCGAGCGGCCTGCGCCTTACGACGCTCCACCAGGCCCTGCAGGTGCGCCTTCGCGTCCTGCGCCTGGTAGGTGTACATCTGCTGCTGCTCGGTGTCCCGGCGCACCTCCGCGGAGATCTGCTGCTGGATGGCGCCGACCGATGCCCGCCCCTGATCGGTGCGCACCACCGCGGCGACGTCGTTCGCGTCGCGGCTACGGCGCTTGGTCGCCTCGACTTGGTGGGCACGGATCGCGGCTATCGTGGCCTTGTCGACGTAGTCGTTGACCCATCCGCGCTCTTCGGACGTCATGCCCTGCTCGAAGTTGGGGTCGCCGCCGAACTGCTCGACCAGGGCGGTGCGGGCCTTCTTCGCGGCGGTCTCACGGACCCGGTCGATGCCACCCTGCTGGGTCTTGATCGCCTCCGCCTTGCGCCTGTCGAACGCCTCCAGGGTGGATGCGTCGCCGCTCAAGGCCAGCAGGTCCCGGCGCTGGGCGGTGACGTCCGGCACCTGCACCTTCCCCACCCGGTCAGCCAGGTCGGCGGCGGCCTGCCGCCGGGCCGGGTCGACGGCGGGATCGTCGGCAATCTGGCGCAGGTCGTTGAAGGTCTGGTCAAGGTCCGCCGCGGTTGCGTCGTGGCGGGCGATGTCGCCGCTGACCGTGCCGATGCGGTCGGCGAGCCGGTCACCTTCGGGGGTCGTTTCGAGGCGTTGGCGCCAGTCCGCGGCGGCGGTGGCGTTGGCCTGCTGGGCGATGTCGGCCAGGGCGGCCTCGCGGCGCACCTTGGTGTTGATCTCCTGGGTCAGCGCGGTGCGGGCTGCGGTGACGTCGGCCGGGGTCGGCTGGGGTTGGGCCGTAGGGGTGGTGGCCGGCCGCTGCGCCCTCATCTGGTCGAACTCGGTACGGGACTTGCGTGCGGTGATGACGAAATGTTCCGCTTCGGCTTTCGTCTTGAAACTCGGCCCGACGTACCGACCCGGATCGCTGGTGGGGATGCGAACCTGCCAGGCGGCGCCGTCCGGTGATTGGACAATGTCAGTGGCCGACATCTCAGCGTCCGGGGTGATGCCCCGCTCGGCGGCCAGGCGGGCGCCCGCGGTTTGTGACGCCGCCGGGGCGGGTGGGGTGGCGCCGCGTGTTTTGGCGGCCGCGCGGGTGAGTACGGCCGCGTCGACGTCCGCGCTGGTGAGATCGTAGGCGCGGTCTTCGTCAATGCCGAGCTCGTTAGCCACGGCTCGTAAAGCCTGGTCGATGTCACGTTCTTGCGTCCTGGTTGGCTCGCGGGTGGCGATGGGTCCGGCGTCGCCGGTCACGGCGCGGCGGAATGCCTCACCGAGAACGATGTCGCCGTTGCCCCAGTCCCGGCTGCCGCGGATGGCGTCGATGGCGTCGGCGGCCTGCGGGTTCGGCGTGGTGTCAGTCTGGGTGTCTCCGCGGGATATCCGGGTGGACACAACGTCGATGCCGCGCCCGTGGGGGACGATGACCGAGCCGGTTTTGCCGTTTTCGTCCACGTAAGTGATCTTCACAGATTTGCCGTGCGCCTTGCTGGTGCCGACCTGAGGCACCTCGGTGACCTCAACGATGCCTCCGCTGCGCTTGACCCGGTCCCCGGGGGAAAGCTGCTCGACAGCCTTACGCCCCAGAATTGGCGGGGTGGCGCTCGCGGTCTTCGCCACGCCGGTGTCGGCAGATGCCGGCTTCGTCGGCGGCTCTGAGGTGCCCACCTCAGGCGGGCGCACCTTGGCGGTCTGGCCGGGGCGGAAGGTGACACTGCCCTCCTTGCCGGTACCCAAAGAGCGGACACCGGCTTCACGGCGAACACCCTGCGTCATGCCGGCCAGGCCGCGCCGCTCGGCCAGACGCGCCTTGACCTGCCGGTCGCCAGGGATCGTGTACGTCTGCCCGATAGGCCCGAACATGGTGATCGACACCTTGCCGTCGTCGTGCTCGACGACCGAAGCGACATGACCACCGAACCCGCCCAGGGACACCACGTCACCGAAGCCCAGCTCGTTGGCGTGCAGGCTCTCCTGCTCACCGGTCGGCTGCTCCGGCATGCCCAGCAGCTGGCGCATGCGCTTCTGGCCGGGGGCGTTCCGGACGTCGAGGCCTTCGCGGGCGACGATCTGCCGCGCGACGTTCACCGTGAACGGCGGCACGGTGCCGGTCTTCGACGCCTGCCGGGACTGCTCGTACAGGTCAGCGAGGTCGGCCAGCCCGGCGACGGTGTCGCCCCGGTGTTTGCGGTCGTTGAGCGTGCCGCGTCCGAGGGCCTGTAGATCACTTCTCAGCTCCGGGGCCTGCCCGGGGGTGGATCCGGGGGGCTGCTTTTCGATCTTCTCGATGATGCTCGCCCTGGTGAGCGCGTCGACGATGCGCTCGTCGGACTCGCCCCGGGGGACCTCGATCCGGTAGCGGTCGCGGGCCTGCTTGAGCAGCCACGCCCGGGACTTGCCCTCGAACTGTGCCCGGTCGCGGGCGTACTGGGTCTGGGCCCGTTCCCGGTTGGTGGCCTGCTTGGGCAGGGTCTGGGTGGGTGGGGTCATCCCGCCAGCCTGGCGGGCGTCAACACCCCTGTCAATAGCGGCAGCGCCTTGACGCCCGGTCGGGGACTCCACCGACGTCACCCGGGCAGAAGACGCCCGGCGCGGCGCCAGATGCGGCGCCGGCGCCGTCGTCTCGCCCCACTCCTGCCGGCGCGGACGCTCCACCACCACCGGTGGCACCCCGCCCGTACCCGAACGGCGCACCTGCGCCCCGGCGCCCGGCTGGTCGTAGCGGTCCAGCAACCCACGCAGCATCGCCGACTGCTCGGAGTTACCGCCGCCGTGATCCTCCTGCAGCTGCAGCATGCGCCGCACGGTCGCCGCACGCTGCTGGTCGCTGTACGAACGGGCATTCGGCCCGGCCACCTGCTTGACCAGCAGACGCCGATCCGCCTCGTAGGCCAGACGCGTCATCGTCGGCGCCGGGAGGGCGCCACCGTCGCGCTCCAGGCTGTTGACCGCCTGGCGCGCCTCCTGGGGGGTGCGGTACCGCACGGTGTGCCGCTCCGGCGCCCGCAGGACCGGCGCCGGCCCGCCGGCAAGTTCCGTGTCCAGGTTCTGCAGGTGCTCCGCAGCCACCCGGCCGCCGACCCCGGCCCGGATCGCGGCGACCCGGTTGGAGGCGGTCTTCGCATCCAGGCGCCCGGCGCGTAGGTCCCGGGCCACCGGGGCCAGGCGGTCGGCGGCGTGCCGGGACTCCTTGGCCTCAGCGCTGACGCCTTTGGCGGCGCCCAGGTCGGCGGCGGCGCGTTCCACCCGGTCGGCGGCCTTGGGGTTCGGCGCATGCGGCGGCTTCGGTGTGCTCGCGGCGATCGCGCCCAGGTCGATCACGCCGCCGCGGCGCTGTTCCGGGGTGCGCGGACGCAGGTCGATGTCACCCTGGTGCGACTGGAAGCCGGGCCCGGACAGCTTGCCCAGGGCTTCCATCTGCCCCAGGGCCTGTTCCATCCACCGGCGCGACTGGCCGCCGCGGCGGGCGAAGCGGCCCTTGTCGTCGCGCGGGTGGCGCCATTCCTCCCACAGTCGCCCCACGGCCGATCTCCTCCTACCTGGTGGTGTCGTCCATGCCGGCCAGGATCCGGTCGAGCAGTCTGGCGGCGAGTTCCGGCGTGATGATCGTGGTGTCGGCCTGCGGCGGCCGGGCGTCAGCGAGCGGCGCGTCGGCGGGCGGCGGTTTGGCGGGCGACTGGGCACCGGCGAGCGGCGCGTCGGCAGACGGTTGAGCACCGGCGGCCGGCGCGGCGGCCGGCGCGGCGGCCGGCTTCCCACCGCCAGCGACCGTGATGAGGAGCTGCAGAAGCTGCAGCCGGTGTTCCACACTCGACCCGGACGCGTCCTGCAGCCACGCATCAACGTTCTCCGGCAGATACCCGGCCTCGATGAGTGCGTGACGGGCCGGCACACCACTAGCCACCTTCGCGGCGACGATCTGCCAACCCTCCAGGTCGGTGATCACCATGGTGGGTCTCCAGCGGACCGCCACCCGCACATCAGTGACGCCGAGCAGGGCCAGGGCGTACTCGTAGGCGCCACGCAGGGTGGGGCCGTAGGCATCCTTACGGTCGTCGACGATCTCGACCCGCGGCCGGTCGAGGGTACGCAGGGCCGCGCCGCTGGGCGTCTCGCCGGTGCCCCATCCGAAGTGGTGCCGGGGGATCCCGGACAGTTCCGACATGGCCTGGATGCACCGGTCGAACGGCTTGAGGATCCGCTCCGGGTCGGCCGGCTCGAACTGGCCGGCGTTGCGCCCGTACAGCTTCCACACGGACTGCGGGTCGCTGGACAGCGGCGAATCCGTCTCGCCCTGCGGATCCTCATCGTCGTCGTCAGGCTCGTCCGGGTCGGTGAAGTTCTGCAGCGGGTCGTCGACCTTCGCGTCGGCCATGTAGTAACGCTGCGGCGCCACCTGGAAGTCCGTGATCGCCCCCAGGCTCGACACAAGCTTGTTGAGCAGGCGCTGGGGCCCGTAGGTGGCCTCATGCTCCGGGGCGCCGTACGGGCGGTCGTTGCGGAAGTGGAAGAACGGCACCCGGCCGCCTTCGACCGGGATGTCGTCGGGGTCCTCCGGCCAGCGCTCCCACAGCTCCGGGTTGTCCGGGCGGCAGCCGGGCGGGCACCACCACTTCTCGACCCGGTCGGAGTAGTAGATGTTCGCGCGGACCGCGGCGCCCTGCTGCCATGAGCGGATCACGTAGGCGATGCGTAGCGGCTGCTCCGGGTCGTAGATGGCCCGGGTGGTGTGGGGCGAGTTGACGACGATGTCGACGTCGACGATCCGGTCCCGCTCGTCACGGACGGGCCAGACGAGCAGGTAGGCGTCACCGTAGCGGCTGACGAGCTTCCACAGGTGGCGCAGCTCTGGGCCCAGCTCGTTGCGTTCGATGAGGTCGTGTAGGCGCTGTTCTGCCTGCTCGGCGGGGGTTCCGGTGGCGGTGCTGACGGCGGGGAGGAGCTGGCGCAAACCGGCTGAGATGACCTTGACGGGGATGGCGGCGTATGCGAAGTCCTCGACGGTCTCCACGCCGAGCCGGGCGAACAGGCGCTTGACGCGCCGGTTGGCGAAGACCTCGATGCCGGCGCCCTCGTAGAAGTCGTCGGCGATGTTCAATGCGTCGCGGGAGTCGTTGAGTTCGCGATAGCCGGCCAGGAGATCCGCTGTCGCCGTCACGGCTACCCCCTGCACTGTCGATCCGGTGGTCTCGATCGACAGCGTAACGGGTAGGGGCCGGTACGGGCCCGTACCGGCCGGGGGGTGACCCGTTGCCCCGGCGCCACCACCCCGACCCGTGTGCTACCCGCAACTGAGCCCGGTCGCCCCGCAATTGAGCCCGGTCACGAAGACCGGGAAGACGGTAGGGTCGAGGCGGACGGGACGATGGCCGCCGTCCTGCAATTGAGCCCGGTCACGAAGACCAGGAAGACTCAAGACCCGCCTGGCCGAAGCGACGCTCACCAACCTCCTGCAATTGAGCCCGGTCACGAAGACCAGGAAGACGCGGGGCTCATGGCCGACGCCCGCGAGTCCGGCTGCCTGCAATTGAGCCCGGTCACGAAGACCAGGAAGACGGCTCCGGAAGTCCGGGGCCGTTGAGCTGCGGGTTTACGGGCCGCTGCGAGCACCTCACGGCAGTGATCAACTTATCGGCCGGACTATGAACGTGTCAAGCTACGAAACCGGCTCTGACCAGGGCGCGAGCGGTTAAGTATACAGGGAACCGTGTCGGACCGCTCGCGGCCGGACGGTGGCGACTCTACCGTCCGGCACCTCGGAAGACGCCGCCCCGCCTCGCCATGCCACACCTCGCCCCGCCTTGCCCTGCTATGCCCTGGCTGCCCCGCCTCGCCGCGCCTTGCCTTGTCACGCCGAGCCTTGCCGCGCCCGCCTCACCTCGCCGCGCCCAGCCACGCCGTGCCGGGGCATGCCCTGCCTGCCCCGGCACGGCGCGCGACCGCGCCTCTTGGCTGGAAAACCTCGAGGTTTTCGATCATGAAGGGAAGATCGTCTTCGATCGCTTCCCCGGCGCCACCGGCTCCAGAAACGCCAGAATGCCCTGCGTCGCGCCATCGATCACATCATCATGAGAGACCCTCGGCCACGCCAGCATCTGGCGCTCCAGTGCGGGCAGCGGGCCGACATGCACCACCCGGCCCGCCTGGTAGTAGTCGAGCGCCAGCTTGAACCGCACGTCCTTCGGGGCGCTCGACGTGAACGTGCGGAACGGCAGCGCCAGGTCCTCGGCGGCCTCGGTCCACAGGTCACCGCCCTGGTTGGCTTCGGCCAGGACACCGCGGACCCGCCAGCCGCTCGCTGCCGAAAACCGGGTGATCGTCGCGGCGACGTGCCGCATCAGCGGCCGGCCGGTCAGGCGCACCTCCTCGGCGTGCAGCACGATCGCGCCAGGCAGCGACCGGCCGCCACGGCGCTGCAGCTTCAGCCGGGCCCTGACCAGGCGCTGGTGCTCGGCGGGCAGCCCTTCGACCGCCTCGTCGGCGTCGACAATGCCTTCGGGCAGGTAGCCGACGATGGCGATGCCGGCCGGGTCGGAGCCTTTCTTGGTGGTGACCGGCGGGTCGACCCAGCAGTAGATACGCCCGATGGGGCCGGGGACGCCGCGCAGGAAGTCGGTGGACGACCAGTACTCGCCGTCGGTTTCGGACGGGTCACACCGGAAGTTCAAATCGTAACTTCTGGTTCCCTCGATGGATTCGAGGTAGTCGAGCGGCCACTTGGCCGGCCAGATCGAGCGGCGCCCGTCCCGGCCGTCGACGATCGGTAGGTGGTGGTGGGCGACGATCCGCTCTTCGCGGATCCAGGCGTGGTCGCCGGTCGGTTCGGCCTGCCGGTCGGCGATCTGCACCAGCTGGTGCACGAGCGAGCCGGGGCGGGTGACGGTGCCGACGATGACGACCCTCGCGCGCTCGTTCAGCGGGAAGATTGCATTGACGATCGTCTCTTTACGTTTGGCAACCATATCGAGGCTGTACAGCGCCTCGTGCTTCTCCACATCGTCGAGCAGGAGCACGTCCGGACGCCGCTCGGACACCTTCATGCCGAGGGTGGCCGTGTCGGCACCTCTGGCCGCGAAGACGAACCCGTTGCAGCACTGGTACATGCCCTCGTTGTCGGCAACCGTACGTCCGGTCGGCTTGCGCATCGCGCGGCAGAACTCCGGGTAGTCGCTGCGCAGCAACGGGTTGTGGGCAAGTTCGGACCGGAACGTCTGCAGGTGCATCTCCGCCTGAGTGCCGGAGTCCGCAAACGCGGCGATGAACCGGGCGTGGCCGTGAGCACCGGCCCACACCGGGGCGAACAGGAACCAGTGGGTGGATTTCGCGGCGGACCGTGGCGCCGCGAACGCGTGCCGCCAGCCCCGCGGCGACCGCTCGCGACGCACCCAGGTGCGCATGAGCCGGTACCACGCAAAGTGGCAGTCCGCGTAGGTGATCTCACCGCCGGTGTCGTCGCTGGCCAGGTGGTGGCGCAGGTACACCAGGGCGAACAGCATGGGGTCGAGCCTGGTGAGCAGCCGTCGGCCTTCCGGCAGCCTCAACAGCCGCTCGTCGAACTGCGCGATCCACCGCCCGACGTCGAAGTTCCCGGCGGTGACCTCGGGGTGGTACGGGTCGACCAGGGTGGGTGGGGCGGACACGGTCAGGTGTCCTGGTTGATGGCCTGCTCCTCGGCCTCGATCCTCGCCCGGGTCTCGCCGATGAGCCGCTCCAGGTCCCGGTCGGCCGTCGCCACCGCGGCCACCGCCGAGTCGACGCGGACGGGCGCGTCGAGCCCGAGCAGATGGGATTCGCGCTCCAGGAGCCGGGCGATGCGGTCGATGGCCTTGAGGGCCAGTTCACCGCTGCCGCCGGCGTCGAGGACCTCGTTGGCGTGCACGTAGGCGCGGCGCAGCATGCGCAGCTGGCGGGCGCGTACCGCCGGCATGTCGGCGGGGGTGATGAAGTGTTCCCGGAGGGCCTCAGCTGCCAGCCGTTGGACCTCTTCGCGGGGCATGCCGAGTTTCTCGGCGATGTCCACAGTACCCATCCCGGAGTCGTACAGCTTGATGGCCTCTTGGCGGCGTTGGCGTGGCGTGAGAGCGCCACGTCGGCGGGGCGTTCCAGGCGACGCATTCATGACGTCACTGTATCCGAAGACGCCGACACCCCCGGTGGCCCGGTTGGGGGCGGGTCGGGGGTGTCGGCTGCTGTTGAGGACAGCGCAGTGACAATACCGTCACCTATCCACTGGCGTCAATCGTCGATGGCGCCGCGGACGAAACAGTCCTTCGCTTCCAGAAGCTTGCGTAGGCCGGCAGTCAACTCCGGACCGTCCAACAGCGTGTCAGCCATCCGGACGCCCAGGTAGACACACTGGAACGACAACGCCCGCAAGGGTTCCTGCAGGTGGGCACAGGCGAACTGCTTCATCAGGTGGATCGTCCCGGGGTGACGCCCCCAGTACCGGTCGGCGAGCCGCTCACGGGTCAGCTCGGCCCCCTCCGGCTGGTCGCCCTGCTCCGCCGGAGCTGGGACGACGACGTCGGAGTAACGAATCTCTTCGCCCGTGGCGTAGCTGCGGACGGTCCCGTCCGGTTCGACGATCTCGATCTCACTGTCGATGCCGGACGCGTACACGTCGAGCAGCTGGTCGACGTCGCCGTCAGCCAGGGCCAGGCAGTACTCGGCCTCGTCGACCTCGACCTCGGCCTGGCCAAGCTCGCGGAGGATGAGCTTCACTTCTTGTCCTTCGGCGGTTTGTCGGATTTCGGTCCGAATTTGTTTGTCAAATGACGTTGCCGGTCGGCCTTGGCCGTCTTGTTGAGCTTGGCGACCTGCTCCCGGTTGAGCTGCTCGTGCTCCCGCCGCCACTCCGGGGTCCCGTAGTCGGCTTTCATCAGTTGCCCTTCCTGCCCTCGCCGCGGACACGGCGGATGCCGCGGGTGCCGCGATCGGGGGTTGCCCCGGGCGACGTCGGGGGCTGCTCGGACTCGCGCGGCGGGAACCACTCCGAGTCCGGCCGCCGCTGCTTGTAGCGGTTTCCGGCGTGGAAGCCGCCTTGGTCGTGCTTGCCCATCGTGTTGTCCTCCCGTGGGGTTGGGGGGTGTGTTGGAGCCGACCGGGGTGGGGGCTACCCCTTCCCCAGTCGACGTGCCCCTGCCGGGATTCGAACCCGGGACCCAACCGGCGCTGATCACAGGCCGGGTGCGCTCTGGCCGCTGAGCTACAGGGGCGGGGTGCCCGGCACCTGGCGGGGGGAAGGTGCGCGCCTGGTGCCGGGCACGTTCGGGGTTACGCCTGGAACCGGATGCGGTCCCGGCGGCGCCAGGTCACGGCGACCAGGAGGGTGCCGGTCAGGAGCAGGAGCACCCCGCCGACGATGGTCAGGGTCAGCGGCCAGCCGGTGACGGGCAGGCTGCCGTTGTCACTGACGTTGACCATCGGGGGCATCGAGGGCGAGCCGGACCCGGTCGGGGCGCCTCCCGTGGCCGGGGTGCCGCTGGACGGGCTGGGGCAGAGCGCCGGCACGGGCACCGTGGCCTCGACCCAGTTGACGGCGTAGCTGCCCGTGACGCGCAGCGTGACGCTGTCGCCCGGCTGGACGCCCTTCTGTGCGCCGGTGAGCCTCTGCCCCTTGCTCGCGATCTTGGCGCCCTTAACGATCCTGCTGGGGTCCAGGCCGACGCTGGTACCGCCGACCGTGATCGCATCGCCGTTGAGCAGCTTCAGCGTCCAGACGACCCGCAGGTTCTTGATGTCGGTCAGGCAGTCACCAGCGGGGGCCGGGCGCACCACACCGGTCAGGCTGACCCGGTCCGAAGTCCAGGCGTTGCAGTGCTGCGGGACGGTGTACGTCCCGCTGGCCGTGTTGGTCGACGTGCCGCCGACCGCCGTGATGGTGTACGTCTCGCCGGGCTTGGCGCCGGGCTGCACGCCGGTGGCCTCGTGGTTCGCCTCGATGTCCTTGGCGGGCTTGAGCTTCACGCCGGCGCCGTTGACGGCGGCGATGTTGTACTTGCTGCCGGCGTCGTTGCCGTTGCGGGCGAACGTCCAGGCGATGTCGACCGTCTTGACGTTCCAGGGAACGCACTTGCCGTCGTAGGCACTGGCGCCGGTGACGGTGACGTTGCCGTCCCACTGGTTGGGGGCAGGGCCGGTGGCCTGTGCCGCAGCGGGCAGGGTGAGTGCGAGCAGCGCGCCGGTTCCGGCCGCAGCAAGCAGCTTGCGCATGCGAATCTCCTACACTTTGTCGTGACGGGCGTGACGCCCACCGGGGTACGGTACCGCCGTTGCGGGTGACAACGGACTGTCGCCTGTGACGGTAGCACGAACGGTCCACAGTGCAACCTCGCGCCACATCTCGTCGACACACGCCGGCCGGGCAAGATGCCAAGCCAGCCAGATCATGGCCAGGACCGGCGTCGATACGACAGCGGCGATCCCGTACAGCGCGACGACGTCCATCACGGGCGGATTCCGGCGACGATCCCAGCGGCGCGGGGCTCCACCGCCCGGATGGCCCTACGGATCAGGCCGGCGCGGGCGGCGGCGCTGACGACCGGCAGGCCGATGTCGGCTTCCGCCGGTCCGATGATCCTGCTGGAGTCGAGGAGCCACACGCAGCCCGCGGGCAGGAGGGCGTCCACCTCCAGGGTGGTCAGGCAGACGAGCCGGGAGCACGCCTCGTCGACGTCTTCGGGGTCCGCGCCCGGCGCGCGGTTCGCGACGTACTCGCTCCAGTACTGCTCGACGGTCGAGCGGGAAAGCTCGACACCGCTGGCCAGGGTGGCCATCTTCGGGATGGTGGAGCGCTGCGGAGCGCGGTAGTGGCGGCGGATGGCGGTCTTCGGTACCGGCGGGGGTGGGGTGGCGGGCAGCGGGGTGGTGTCTTCGCCGTCGCTGGTGTTGCTGTAGTCGTCCGGGTCGTCGTCGCTGATCTCGATGGCGATCCGGGGGACATCGTCGACCGTGGGACGCGCCGCGGCGGAGATCATGGCGGCCGTGTCGGCCATGGCGGCGTCCTGGGCGGCGGCCACGTGCCGCAAGCCCAGGTGGGCTGTCAGGAATCCGCCGGCGGAGCAGGTGACCAGGGCGATGGACACCCAGGGGGGCAGGATGGCGATGGTGAGGATGGCGACGATGGCGAGGCCGGTCGCTGCGACGTCGAGCGCCAGCAGGGCGTCCCGGCCGAGCGCGGGGCGCCGCCGACGCGCTTCAATGTTTGTCATGATTCCGCTCGTTTCGGTGGGGTATGGTCTTTCCGTAGCAGCGGCGCCGACGGAGCCCTACCCTCACGTCAGCGCCGCGCTCTGAGTCCAGCGTGGGGGGCGACCGCAAGGGTGTCAACCCCCTATGTGGTCTGACATGCCGTGGATGCGGCGACGGCCGGGGTGCACGTACCCCGGCCGTCGCTGTACCCGTATGCGCGGAATGGTCCGCGCAACCCAGATCCCCTGTGCCGGCGAGCCTACCGCAGGTCGCGGTCAGCCCCTGGTCCTGGCCGACCACACCGTCAGCCCGCCGGCAACCCGGGTCGCGACCAGGAGCGGCTCGCCGGTGCCGACGTCACAGATCGTCGCCGGTTCCCGGCACCGGGCGAAGACGTCGCGCCGGTGCATCTCCGCCAGGCTGGCGCTTGTCCAGGATGTGTGGCAGTCCGGGCAGTGGTAGCCCCGGTGGCGTTTCGACCGGTCGTCGTCCCAGGGTGTCTTGCAGGTGCAGGTGGCCAGGATCGCGGCGATGCGGTCGCGGACGAGCCCGGAGGTGACCTGGTCGATGTCGACGTCTTCGACTGGGTCCGGGTCCGCGGCCGGCGGCACGTAGATGTCGCCGGTGTCTGGTTCCACGACTGCCGGCGCCGGGGGGTCAGGGTTCTTGTCAACGTCCCGGCCGGGGCGGATCCGGTGGAACAGGGCGATACTGTCCGGGCTGGTGCGGCAGCAGGTCTCTTCGGCCCGGTCGGGGTCCTGGCCCCAGCAGCGGCAGACCGGGGCGTGCTGGCGGGTCGCCCAGTCGACGGCGCCGGGGTTGAGCATCCAGCAGTACCCGTCGCGGTTGTCGAGCTTGCAGCGGCACGGGTACGGCTGGTTGATCGGGGTACCGGCGATGATCCACCGGTCGGTCACGACGCACCACCGCCGGGGATCCGGATGAGGGCGTGCACCCCCCAGGTGTCGCCGGGGAAGCCGTTGGCGACCTCTGTCCGGTTGCGTTCGCGGGCCCGGCGGGCGGCGGCGGCCGGGTCGGCGTGGATGGGGCCGGTCGGGAAGGTTCCGGCTGCGCCGCGGGTGCGGGCGACGATCCAGCCGGTCGGGGTCAGGTCGGGGGCTGTCGGGGTGGCGGTGTCGGCGGGGCGGTTGTAGCCGTAGTGGGCTTTGCGGCGGCGGTATCCGATTCGGGCGGCGGTCTCCTGCACATGCCGGCGGGTGTCTTCCTGGACCTGTTCGACGCCGATGGGACGTAGCGCCCGGCTGGCGGTGGCGGGGGAGACCCCGGCCGCGGTGGCGACGTCGGCGAGGGTCGGGGCGACGTGGTCATGGTCGGTGGGCATCGGTGGGGACCTCTCCAAGCGGTGGGAAGAGCAGGTCGAGGGCGAGCCGGGCCATGGCGTACACCCAGAGCACGGCGCCGGTGGCGAATGCGGCGCGGGCCGGGGTGCGCCAGCCGGCGGCGAGGCACACGATCTCCACGACGACGGCGCAGGCGGCCAGGGCGACCGCCCGCGTCGCGTCGGGGTGGGCGGTCCTACGGGCCATCGTGGCTGCCGGGGCGGGCGTACCAGCTGGCGGGGCCGTCTGAGGACAGCTCGACGGCGCCGTCGCCCGTCACCATGACAGCGCCCCCTTCCACACGCCGTCGATCAGATAGGCGAGCCGGTGACACGCCCGCATCGTCGCGGACTTCACGGCCACCTCAGTCATGCCGAGCCGGGTCGCGGTCTCCGTGACCGACAGCCCGGCGACGTACCGCGCGGCGATCACCTGCTGCTGCGCGACGGTCAGCCGGGTGAGCGCGGCCGCCAGGACCCGGCGGGCCTCGCCGACCGCCGCGACCTCGGCGGGGCGGGCCTCCCACGCCGCGTCGGCCCGGTCGAAGCCGACCCCGACCGGGCCCGCCGAGCAGTGGACCGGCACCGAATTGTAGTGGTCGGCCACCCGGTGCTTCGCGATCGTCATGAACCAGGCGCCTACGTCCTGGCCGATGTCCCGGGGCGGGCGCTTGCGCAGGGCGGCCAGGGCCCGGGCGAACACGTCCGCGACCAGGTCCTCGGCCAGGTGTACCTGCCCGTGGGTGCGGGACGACACGTACCGCCATACCGCCGGATAGTAGCGCTCCCACAGCTGCGCGTAGGCGTCCATGTCCCCGCCGGCGGCGGCTGCGAGGAGCCGCCAGCCCTCGGCGCGGTCGAGTGGCTGGCGCGGGGCCGGCACCGTCGCCGGGACCCTCACGGTCGCGGCGGTCACCGACCCTCACCGCCCCGCGGGGCGGTCGCGGCGGCGGTCTCGTACGCACGCCACGCGTCGCACGGGGACCCGGGCCGACGCCAGCTCCCGGGTGCACTGCCGGGCGTCTGCGGTGTCCGTCGCGGCCCGTACCAGACCGGCCAGCCGGTCCTGCGGACGGCTGAACAGCCACCGGTCCCGGAGCCGAGAGCAGGCGGGGCAGATGGGGCGCGGCTTGGTGGCGCGGCGGTCGGTGTCGGTCATGCGGTACCACAGTGCAGCTCGGCGGTGATGGACTGGGCAGCGTCGACCAGGCGCCGCTCACCGGACTCGGTGAGCGCGTCGGCGGTGTCGACCCAGGTGCGCCACAGGTTCACGGCGCGGATGATGCCCAAAATGGCTGGGAAGAACTCCTCGGGCAGGGCGGCGGCGAGGTCGATGGCGCGGTTGTAGCGGGCGTCGGTGAGCGATCGGACCAATCCGTCGTCGGCATCGTCGTCGAGGTCGCGCCAGGGCGGCGCCGCCGCGGGGTCGTAGGCCTGCAACAGGTCGATGACGTCGGACAGTGGCTCGGTCGGTGCGGCCGCCGCGGCGGCGGTCAGCATGTCCTGGATGGTGTCGCGGAGGCCGTTGGGGCCGGTGGGCTCGGGCGTAGGCACGGCGGGCAGCTCCTGGACGAAGGTGTCGTTGCGGTAGGCGGCAGAGAAGGCGCCCAACAGCCGCTGACAGTGGGCGTTGATCTCGTCGATCCGGCGCTGCAGGGCGAGGACCCTACGGTCACGGGCCGCGGTGATCCGGTTGACGGCGGCGAGGTATTCCCCGGCGCGGGTTTCCGTTGTCACGGGTATCTCCTTCGGGTTGCGGCCCTGGCGAGGCGGCGTAGGGCCGCATCGGCCTTGGCGGTGGGGATGGGGCCGCGTACGCACAGCCGGTCCAGCTCGTCGCGGATCACCGCGTAGCGGCCGGGCGCGTCGTCGTGGATGCGCCCTCCGATGGTCTCCAGGAGGGCCGGGAGCGGCCACCTGGTGCACAGGGCGAGGGCGTACATGCCGTGGTCGGTGGCTGCGACGTCGATCCGGCCGTTGGGGCGGACCGTGCGGGCGATGTGCCCGCGGCCACCGCCGGCGGCTTCCAGGATGCGCCGCGCGTCCCCTTCGGCGCCCAGGAGCTTACGCAGGACCGCTTCAGGAAGGGCCCCAGCGAGCCCGCTGAGCGTCCAACGCCCCCCGGGTGGGGGGATGGCATGCCCGATACCGGCTACGGCCCCCTGAGAGGCCGGGACGACTCTGGGCGCGAACGTCGACCAGGTGGTCGCCTGCACGACCAGCCAGCCGGGGCGGGCCGGTGGGGCGCCGGCGTGCTGGGCGCGTAGCTCCCATTCCAGGATCGGCCAGGTGAGCCGGGCCCGGGCGGGAAGGTTGGCGCCCCGCTGGCCACCACGGTCCATGACGGCGGCGGCCCGGATGCCGGCCCACCAGTCGCGTATGTGGTCGCCAGCGCTGTAGCCGACCTCCGGCGACCCAGCCTTGACATCGACATTTGTCATCGGATTGACTCCGTTCCCCCTGGTGGGGAGTGGGGTTGGATGTCAGCCCGACGACCGTATCATTCAGAAACGCTCACACCATCCTCCGGACGGTCAAGCGCATCCTCCGAAGGGATGAGCACCCCGTACGGCTCGCCACCATCCGGCGGGTAGACGACCACGTACCGCTCCGGACGCTCACTCAAGAACCGCGGCGCCCGGTTGCGCGGCAGCCCACCGCCGCGCCTCGGGTGCGGCCGTTCGAGCACCGACGGCGGGTACACGCCGACCAGCCACCTTCCAGCCAGGGCGGTGGACACGCCGATCCGGGCGGCGATGGCCTGGATCGAAAGTCCTTGTGCCCGCAGGGCGAGCGCCCGCAGGCACAGGTCGCGTCGGCGGGCTTTCGCTTCGCGGCTCTGGGATTTCATGTGTCCGCGGGGGCCGAGGGTGGCCCGGTTGCCGGCCAGGGGCGGGCCGAGGGGCGGGCGGTGCCATACGTCGCGCATTTCGATGATGGCGGGCGGGGGGTTGGCTTCGCCGGTGGCTTGCCGGGCGACGACGTGACCTCGGTACACGGGGTTTTTGATCTTGATCGCCATGTCTACAACTGTACGCAGTTGGATTCAGGTTTTGCGCTACCTGTGTTGGCGTCGCGGTCGATGCTAGCAGACGCCGCGCGGATGTGCACCTCCAGGTTGTCGAGGTGGTTGATCAGGATCTGGCACCCGCGGGGGGTGGTGCCGCCGGCGTCGAGGAGTCGGACGGTGGCGCGGGTGAGGGCGGTGGCCTGGCGGATCAGGGGCGCCGAGGTGGCGAATGCGAAGTGGGCGGCTTCGGCCTCGATGGTGACCAGGTGGCGGTTGACGGTCTCGGGGCTGGGGGTGCCGTTGGCGGCGTCGAGGTGGCTGGAGAGGGCCGCGGCGGCGTGGGTGGCGGTGATGGTGACGGCCAGGGTGGTGGTGGCTTGCCACAGCTGGGCGGCGGCTGCGGTGACGTGGCTGGGTTCGGTGGGCACGGCTGCTCCTGTCGTGACTGTGTGTGATGAGCAGTAGGTCGGGGGTGGGGTGGTGGCCGGTGGTCGATTCTATCGATGTTACTCGATGTGACCTGCGCCACTCCATCGATGAACCAAGGGGGTACGTCCCCAGTTTTCGTGTACACCAGTGTATCCGCAGGTCAGAGGCCATATGGCAGGGGTGTACGCGTACACCTCTGGATTTTTCAATCAGAAGTTGATCATCCTTATATATAATCAACAATTGTATATTAATAAGAGTAAATACTATGAGGTAAGAACACTGATGATCTTAGTTCTGTGACAGAGATAGATGATCTTAGAATGTTGTTGAAAACAAGCCGGGGGTGTACATGTACACCCCCGGCCACTGCTCAGTCCTTCGACTGCACTCGATATGTTGTGCGCTGCTGCCCCTGATACTCATCGATGTCTTCGGCGATGATCCCCTTGCCGACCAGGTCGGCGACGACTACGTCGAGCCACCCCCGGTCCCGCTGCGCTATCGCCCTGCGCAGGGCGGCGGCGGTGAGCGAACCGCCCGCGGCGGTCAGGCGTTTGAGGACCGCCCCGCCGACGCGCCGCCGGACCCGCTCGTCGCGTCCCTGCTCGACGATCGCGTCCCGCTGCGCTTCCGCCCTGGCCTTAGCCTCGTTGGCCTTGTCGGCTTCGTTGCGGATGACGTCGAGGCAGTAGCGGCGGGTGCGTCCCGAGATCTGCATGACGAGTTCGGCGAGCCCCCAGTCCTGGTCGGTGATCTCCAGGCGGCGGCGGGTGAGGAGGGCGATGGCGAGGGCGACGCGGAGCTTGAGGATGCCGCGGTGAGAGTCGAGCGGGTCGCTGTCGGGGTCGTCGGGGTCATGGTCGGTGCGGTGGCCGGTGCGTAGGCGCTGTTGGGCGGTGCGGTCGACGTCGTCGCGGGCGGTGTCGCAGACCTGGACGCCGTCGCGCATGGGCGGGATGGGAATTTCGGTGATGTCGAGCTGGGAGCTGGGAGGTGGTTTCGGTCGTCGCCCTTCGGGGGCTTGCAGGTCCCATGCGGGGAACCACATGATCCGCTGGGGGGTGCCGCCGCTGGCTTCGGGGCCGGTGAGCAGTCCGGCGGTGTGGTCGGGTTGGGCGCCGGCGACGAAGGCCAGCCGGTAGCTGTGTTCGTCGATGATGATGCGTTTCTGCGGGTCGACGTACTGGGCGCCGAGCTGCTCGCCGGACAGGGCCATGCGCAGCTGGGGGCCGAGGGTGGATCCGCGGCGGGACTGCTGGGCGAACACGCTGTCGATCTCTGGGGTGATGACGATGGCTGCCTGGCGGATCCGTTCGATGCCGGGGTTGGGTTCGGCGCGGGTGGGGCGGGGCCGGTAGCCGTAGATGTGGCTGAGGCCTTCCCCGGAGCCGATGGGGATCCAGTCGGCTTCGCCGATGACCTGCACGGCGTGCCGGCTGGCCGAGATGGCGACGCCTTTGCCGGCGCCGGAGCGCCCGACGAGCACGGCACCGTAGTTGAGGCTTCCTTTACCGCCGACGAGGGCGGGGAGTTTCACGGCGGTGGATACGGCGGACAGGACGCGGGCGATGGTGACGCCGAGGGTGGCCTCCGGGCTGGCGCGGAGGGCTTCCGCGCTGGCGCAGATGGTGTTGAGCAGGGGGGAGGTGGACCACAGGATGTCCGGGGTGAGTTTGACGCCGGCGATGACCGCGGATCCGACGGCGTGGGTCCAGCGGCCCCAGGCTGCCGCGCCGGTGGCCGGTGCGGTGTCGGGCTGGTCGACGGGCAGGGTACGCCCGTGGTCGGCGACCGCGGCGATGTCGTCGGCGTGTGCCCGGTGCCCGGTGCGCAGCATGATGGCGACGATGGTTTCCCAGGCGTGTGCGGCGTCCGGGGTGTCGGTGTCGGCGAGCCATGCTTCGTAGCCGGCGATGAAGCCGGCGCGGTCGGCAACGACGACCCATGCCGGCTGGTCGCCCCACGGTGTGTCCTGGTTGGCGGGTGTTGCGGGGTCGGCTTCGCGCATGTAGAGGTCCCTTCTCCCGGCCGCGGGGGAGGGCTGGTGGGGCCCTGGCCGCGCCACTGGTCGCGTGTCTGGCTGCGCCGTGGGGTCTCTACTCTGCCTTGCCGCCCGGGGGTTGGGGGATCATGGCGGCGTCGAGGTCGCGCCGAGAAAACCGCAGCGTGACGCGGCCGATGCGGTGGGCTTGCACGGTCCCGTCTGCGACGTAGCGGCGCAGGGTCGGTTCGGTGACCTTGAGGTAGGCCATGGCCTCCCGGAAGGTCATCCATGGTGTGTCGATGTTTGTCGTAGCCATGGCGGGGATCCTACGCTGTTCGTTCGGCTCGCCGGGGCTGTTGATACCGCGTTTTCGTTCCGTCACGTGCGCGTCGGGTGATACGCTGCGTTGACGTTTCGTGAAGGGAGGACCTGTGAGCGGGCGGAGCCGGATCAGCAGAGAGCGCCGGTACCGGCGCTGGTGCCGTTACATCGACGCGATGTTCAAGGCGGCCGGGCGGTGTCACAGCATCCCGCCGGGCTTCGACCGGGGACGGCTGGCCGCGTGCCAGACCCGCCGGGACGGCGGGCGGAGGTCACCGTGGGCCCCGTGATTCTGCAACCGCATGAGATCGCCGACCAGGTGGCGGCGCACCAGGGGCGGATCGACGCTGCTGTTCGGGCGTGCCGTGGCCAGCTGGACATGATTGCCGCGCTGGTGGCGGCCGGGGACCGGCCGATGGCGGTCGACACGCCGATGGAGCGGGTCGCGTCGCTGACGGTGCAGGTCGAGCATCTGGCGGTTCAGGTCGCGTCGCTGCGCCACTGGTGGTCGCTGGAGCGTCTGGCCATGATCGTCCCGGATGAGGGGCCGGCCGGCCAGCACCGGCAGCCCCCGGAGGGGGTGGCCGACGGTGGATGAGATCGGCAGGCTGCCGCGCCCGCGCATCGGGGGTGTCGAGTATCCCCCGCTCCGCCCATCAGAACGTGGCCGGCCGCGCCCGCATGTCTGGGGTGTCGAGTGGCGGTATCTGCGCCGGGGCGTGGTGGTGCATGCGCTGCGCCGGTACGGGTTCGGCCTCCAGGGGGTCGCGGAGTGCGGCATCGCCCCCGCGCTGTTCGACGACTGGCGTGGCACGGGCACCCAGAACGAGTACGAGCTTGCCGAGCGGCTGCCGGCGTGCAGGCGGTGTCTGCGCCGGGTGGCGCCTTCGAAGCTTCAGTGCCCGCCCGCTCAGCCCGTTGGCGGTGGGTCGTGAGCGGCGCGCTGGCGCCCCGCCCGGCCCGAGTGCATCTGCCCGCACCGGGCGACGTGATCGCCCGGTTCACGGGCCCCTGGGCGTTTCTGAGCAACTTCCACCACTGGCCGGTGCGGTGGGAGGGCGTCACCTACCCGACCGCGGAGCATGCGTTCCAGGCCGGGAAGGTCGACGACCTTCTCGTCCGGGAGGAGATCGCTCGGGTGGCGACGCCGCAGGGGGCGAGGCTGCGCGGCCGGCGGCTGCAGCTGCGCGACGGTTGGGATGTCCGGCTGCGCTTCGAGGTGATGGCCGGGGTGCTGCGGGCGAAGTTCGCTGCTTCGCCGGTGCGGATGGCCGCGTTGCTGGCGACCGCACCGGCGGTGCTGGTGGAGGGCAACAGCTGGCACGACCAGACGTGGGGGGACTGCTGCTGCGGCCGTCCGGCGTGCCGTGCTCGGGGCGAAAACCACCTCGGGCGGTTGCTGATGACGCTCCGCGATGAGTTCGCGGAGCGGATTGGAGAATCATGAGTTTCAAAGTGGTGTGGTACAACCAGGCGATCGGTATGTGGTTGTTGTCGGACGGGT